CACGAGACTTCTCTGTGTCTGTGAACTGTACGTCTGGACCATACAAGCCACGATAGTTACGGTACGCTCGTAGCCAACGCTCCTCGTCTACTTGTCGTGCATCCTCTGCACGTTTATAACGCTCGTTAACGTAAGTTACTACACTACTGACAGACTCAAAGAGTTTATCGCTGCCATCTTCTGCAGCTACTACTTCATCTGTGTCAAAGTTTAGATCATCAATGTCTGCCATATTTTAGTACCCGAATGTTGAGTCTGAAGCTTGGAACCCTGTTCGTTGATTCTTTGCTGGGTTATAGTCCCATATAGAACTGCGTGGTCTTGTCATTATACCATAACGCAAAGCATCATACAAGTGGTCTTCTGCATTTGTATCCACATCTTCTGGATTCTTTTTGTCTAGTGGTATAGACGGTAGTTGCGAAATCATATTGGTACAGGAAGAAAAGAATACGAGTCTTGGCTCCTCAGTAAACTCATCTACCTGTAATCGACGGTGTATCTCATTCTTTCCTGAAACACGAGAGCCTTTAGAGCGATCTGAAGGACGCCATCGGCAACCTTTCATATTCATCTGCTCAGCCAAGGAAGGACCAGTATCACCTCGGTTATGCCACAAAGAAGAGTCCAACACGCCGTACCTGATAGTACCATCTTCAGCTTCCTCTCTAAGGATCATATCTGCTAGATCAGAAGCTGTAACTTTAGAACAATATAATTCCCTGTAGACAACCAACTGTTCACTTGGTGTGACAGCGATCCAGACAACTCCAGTGAAGGAACCGTAACCATAGTCGCAAGCTCTAAACTTAGTCCACGACTGAGGGATATCGTATGGCTCCACCACGTGTATGCTTCTGTTAAATTCAGGGAAGGCTGCTCCTTCGTTAATATCCCAGTTGCCCTCAAGAAGTTGTTTTCTTTGATGCTCAGGTAGTGATAGAAGCATTGCTTCGTAGTCACCTGTGTCAGCTAGATAAGGGTTATCAAATAGGCTAGCTGGGATAAATCTGCGTTTAAATAGTGGCTCTCCTGATCGGCTGTGGCCTTTAGGAAAGGTTAGTGTTTCACCTGTTTCTATATCTGTAGCCCAGAAAGAACTATTAGCAGGCGCTGGGTCAATGAACATCTTCTTAACCCAAGAGTGTCCTGGTCCACCAGGGTTGGTTGTAGCTCTCATATATAGCCCTAATTCTTTAGAGCTAGTACGTAGACGTGATCGCATATAGTTCCACGCATACGGTGTATTCCACTGGGTAAGCTCGTCAAAAGCTACGTAGTTAAACGCCTGACCTTGGTAGCGCATAACGTCTGTGTCCTTGTCGAGGTAGGACATCCAGAGTCGTCCTCCTCTTGGTGTGGTCCACTGAGACTTACGCTCTGACCACTTAATCCCAGGAATTGCTTTAGGGTATAACTCTTGGCTTTTCTGTATGAGTTCCCTTAGTTCTTCCGTTGTATGTCGAACAAGTAGACCACTAAAGTCTGTATTGTTCATATCACGTAGAGGGTCTGCTAAAGTTGCATAAGACTTACCACCACCAGCTGCCCCACCATATAGTACTTCTCTTTCAGAGGATGCTAGATATTGTGTCTGTGGACCTGGGTTAGGCTTAAAGACTACCTCTTGTGCAGCTATCGGATCAAACTCAGCAGGTTTAACTTCAGCTGGTTTCTGTGTCGTCGGCGTAGGTGTAGTAACCGAGTCTTTCTTTTTCGAGTATCTCGTACTGCTTGAGCGCTTTTTCGTACCTTTCGGTAAGCTTGCGTTTAATTGCAGCAAGTGATTTACGTTTTCTTTCGACATCTATACGCTTTCTTAACCCTGAGTGCGATATACGACGACCTGACTGTGTAGACAACCAAGCAGCTACTTCCCTATAACTATACTGCTTTAAGTGCTTCTTTGCAAGCTCTAATAGTTCTAATTCTTTAGAAATAGGTGTTAGCCACTCGTCATCGTCTGGATCAATCTCGTACCCGAAAGGTATCTGATGTGTTAGTCGTGGGATTCGCTCCCATCTTTTTACTTTGAAGTCAGGCTTAGGTAACATCCAGTAGCCTAAGCTCTCACGTTCTTTTTGTTTAGTTATCCGTATCATCGCTATCTTTAGGTGGCAGAATAAACAAACCGCCTGAAGATTGTACCTCTACACGCTCTGTCTTTACGACACCAGCACGGTCAAGGATTTCTTTAGCTGCTTGCATCTTTTCTTTTACGCCTAGCTCTGTAGGATCAACAAGAGCTTGACCGAATGCTACTGCTGCTTTAGGTCCAATACGAGACATATACGTTTTAGTACCTTCAAATATCTCATCTTTCAGCGCATCTACAATAAGACGTGTAGGTGTGTTATCGCTGTAACCAGCAAGCTTCTTAGCTTTAACTACGTCACCACCAGCCTCATCGAACAGTACTTCTAGAAACTTTTGTTGATTTTCTGTTAGATTTTTTGCCATTAGCTTTCCTGTCGATATTCTCAGCTATTCTTTTATACGTGGTAATTACGAGTATCTTACCATCTTTGTCAAAGGCGTAGTACTTACTGCCTTTCTTGCTTATGCCACCAGATAAAGTACGAATCCCAATACACCAAACCCTACTAATAGAAGAAGACCTGATACAGTCCAAGTTATAATAGCTTCCTGTAGTTCAGCCTTACGATACTCGTGCTCTTTCTTTTGCTTTCGTATCTTAGCTTCAATAGCTACAAGCTCATCCCAGGCTGATGGACCCATCGTGAAACTTATATAGTCTTTTAGCTCTTTACGCATAGACTCTGCCTTACGCTTAGCTGCAAAAACTTCCATAGCCTCAGACTCTATAGAGCCACCAATAGACTTCCACCACGGTGGGTTCTTAACTTGCTTCTCGGCTTGCCCTAAGTCAGCCATATGACCAGCCCACTTGTTTAGTTGGCTACCCATATCTTGTAAGTCCTTGCCTATAGCAAAGCCTTTCTTCAGGGCGTTAAAGGCGACAGTGGCCCCACTTATGATTGTAACTGGGTCCATACTGCCTCCTCAAACAAGTATAGATCATTCTTTACCTTCTTTTACGACACGCTTGATGTCACCACGTCCTATACCAATATCGTTTAGCTCACGGTCTGACATACGCCATAGGTGCATCTCTGCGATACGTGCATTAGCTTGACGCTGACGTGCTTCGATCATTGCGTTATACACTTTAACCAGCCAAGCTTTAAAATTAGTGGCCCACTTTGATGATTCAGAAATTACTAGTTCCATTATGTATACTCCTTATGTTAACGGAAACATACATAGTTATACTAGAATACTGGGCCTTTTAAAATAACTTTTTTGGAATACCCGCTATGCACTAGCCAACAGGCACAAACGTTTCTGTTACAGTGATAATACTATCAATGTGTCCTGCTGCATTAGGTACTACCTGAATCTTATCACCTGGTTGTAACACAAGGTCAATGTCAACAAACTCGTGATAGCCGCCACCAGCTAAACTCTTATCGTTTAGGAAGTTTGACGTATAAGCGTCTGCTGCTACGTACCACCGAATAGTAATATCGTTAGTGCTACCACCACCATTAGCTACAAGAATATACGTAACTTCTGCTGTACAGTTAGCAGGGCAAGTATACACGTCTTCTACTGCTGTGGTAGTGTTGTGACCATAGACAGACTTCCTACGTGCTGGCTTACCAATGCTGTATTGAGTCATTATTTCTTCTTCTTAGTTTTAACTACGTAAGCTTCATTCACATCAGGTGTAGAGGGATCATCAGCGATGAAATGTCCATTCTCATCACGTGCACGTACAATTTCAAGATCATCTGACTTCACTGCCTTTGCTTTAGGTGTTACTTTCTTAACTACCTTTTTAACTGCAGCTTTAGCTTTAGTAGCTAAACTCATCTCAGCTTCTTGACAGATAGCATTTACGTTAGGGTCTTTACTTTGTACGTTACCGTAGTTGTCTTCACCTGCAGATTGATTACCCATAGAGTCCCACACGTAGCCGTGCTCGTCTACACGATATCCTTTAGCTTCTAGTGCGTCTTTATATTTATGGTAATACTTCTGTGCCATTATGAACTCGTCTTCATTGGGCGCTCAGCTGGGTTAGATGCACCACAGTAGCCGCCTTTGTTGTAACCCTTCTTAGCAGTCATACCGCCTTTGGACATACCCATAGACATATAGTCTTTTTTCTTTTTAGCAGCCATACCACCATAAGCCATACCACTGGCTTTCTTAGCGCACTTACCTGCTGCAGTACACTGCGCTGGGGTAGGACACCCTTTACACGGTTTAAACTTCATAGCTATGTTCTCTCTCTTCCTGATGCTGTTGTTGACCAATTAACTTTAGATGGTCCTGTCTTTTTCTGTGCCTCTTTTTTGGATATTTTTGAGGCAACTTTCTTCGGCCTACACGCTGGGTATGGTCTACTTGAGTCACTGGCTGAACTACGCCCACATTCTTTACCTGTCTTAACGTCTGTCCATTCTTCACCAAACCACTTACCTAAGCCTCCTTTAGAAAAACTCCTACGCTGACTTTGTAATACGTGTTGGCTACGTGACCTTGTTCTTGGTTGTGCCACTGTACTTGCCTCCACGCTTCTTGTACTCTTTGGTTAACCACGCTGATGCATATGCGCTGGGCCACACATCAAACTTCTTTTTAGCTTCTGCCTTTACTTTAGAGTACAAAGATTTGTTAGTTGGGGTTGGTGTGCTACCACCTGCAGAGTAACCACTCGCATAGATTGCTTTACCTTGACGTTCAGCTGCAGCTTTAGTTTTGTAGACTTTACCAGTCTTACCCCAGCGATAACCACCTTTTACTTTTTGTACAGGCATTACGAACTCGTTCCTACTTCAAAACAGGCAGGCACAGCATATATACCTTTCTGTAACATACCAGTAGCTATAGCCTCTGATTCTTCTAAACAAGACTTTTCACTATAGAACGCTTCTGGTTTAGCCATCACTTGACACGATAACGCAGAAGGATCAAGACATACAAGCATTATTGCAACCCACATATCACCAAGCCTTACAGGACCAGTAACGTGCAGTAAACTTATCCGTTGCTGTATCACAATTATGTCTAGCTCTGAAGCTAGCTCTACGTCCTGGTTGATCTTTCTTGATAGACATATTAGGGTCACCGAAGCGTACAATCTTTACTTGGTCACCCTTCTTAGCTAGAACAGCTGACTTCTTAGCTTCACCAGGAGTCTTCTTAGGTTTGTTGTAACCTGGGAAAGTCTCACCACGATACTTGAGCTTTCCGCTAGGTAAACGTTCTACGTCTTTAGTTGTAGCCATCCATCCGATCTTTCAGTGTTTTACGTCTAAAGGGAGCGCTAACTAAGTTATATAGTGCTCTGCCTATTTGAGTTGGGGTAGGGAGTACCCACCCTAAGAGTAACACAAGTAATACCCAAGGTGGTATATTCGTGTTGTTAATCTTTAATGTATCTACTGGTCCAGCTTCTACTTCTTTGAGAACCTCTGTAGTTATGATGTCACGCCCAGCGCTTGTAGTTTCTTCTTCTTCATA